GTGCCAGTCGCCGACTTGGCGATCGTAAGGTTGCTGCCCGAGATCGAGATCGTGATCTGGTAGACCGTGTTGGCAACGAAGTTAAAAGCGTTGGACCCGCTGGGGGACACGGTCACGGCGCCGCCCGCGCCGTCGAAGCGGGAGAGCACGATAACATTGGTCGAAGCGGCGTCGTTTTGCGCCTGGCCGTTGAACTGCACGCGAAACCCGGCAGCCGCATTGTTGCTCATGATGGCGGTGCCCAGACCGCCCCATTCAGCCGCTGTCCACCCGTTTGGATCCTGCCCCGGCGTCGCCTTGCCGAGATAGGCCAGGAACATCTTGCTTTGGACGATGCTGGCGCCGGTCGCGGTAATTGCGTCCAGCCACTCGTAAAGAAAGGTAAAGCTCCAGGTATTCGTAGACGGGCGATTCTTTGCCCACATCATCACGTCGGCGCCCGGATCGGTGATATCCGGGCCAGCGCGCAGGATGACGGCGTTCGTCTCCTGAACAACGTTGGCGGAAAGCGGTGCTGCCTGCTGCACCGTCCAGCCCGCCTCAACGTCCGGCCCGAAAGCCGGGAATACCGGGGGCGGGGGTGGTGGGGGTGGCGGCACCGGCGGGGGTGGCGCTGGCGGGGGCGGCGCCGGCGGAGGCGGCACGGGCGGCGGCGGAGGAGGAGGTGGCGGGGGCGCCGACGCCGTGTTGTCGCGAAGCTGCTGAACCGACCAGTTATTGCCACGCCAGCGGATCGGCGTGCCGCTGGCGGCATACCATAGGTTGTATCCCTCGGAGACTTGAGCTGAATCTCGGGTGCCGACAATCAGCCCAACGAACGTTCCAGTAGAATAGCTGATGTTGTTGCGTATCTGAATGTTCTGGACACCGACGTCGCCATGGCCGTTGATCGAAATCGGGCTGTTGTAGAACGTGTTATGGTATATACGAATGTTGGTGGCACGATCTGCCAGAATTATGCCGGGGTAGGATGCGCTACCGGTCTGCCCTACATTTGTGTTGAATACATTGCTGTATATGTCAAAATTGCTTCCGCTTTGATCGTGGTAAAAGTGAATTGCCGCGCCTGGAACGGACCCGAAATAGTTCCTACGGATGATGACATTCGACGCATTGCCGGCGCCGGGGTAGATGTGGTGGTCGAGGTCATCGAGGCCGTTTTCATCAAAAACACACTGCTCGATGATAAAGTGGTGGCCGCCATCGAGCGAGATGGCGCCGTTGCCCCACTCGTCGCCCCAGTTCTCGATGCCAATACGGACTATGTTGACGTACTGATGACCTTCCTGGAAGGTGATAAAGTAGCCCTGCCTGGCGTCAGGGTCGGAAGCATTTTTGTTGCCATCAAAGATGGCGAACTCGCCCGGATAGGACGTAAATGTTATTGGCGCTACGGATGTGCCGCTGACCGTCCAGTCGACCCATTCTCCGGCATTGAAGTACCGACCGCCTCTGGCGTACAGTGTATCGCCGGGCTTGAGGAAAGCTTGCGCCCGTTTGTACGTAGCGAACGGCGAAGCCAGCGTGCCCGGATTGCTGTCAGAACCGCCAGCACTTCGGAGGGCCATATAGTAGGAGGCCATGCTATAGATCCGTGCTCACGGCTTTTCGAAGGCTCCCATATCCGAGGCTGGTCCTTGCGGTCGCAGCACGCCGTCGAAGTCGACGGGCACTGCCCATGCGCCGTGGGCCGCGTTGATCGCCGGCGAGCCCGCTTGCAGATGAAAATCGGTTGAGGAAACGAAGAGCGGATCGGCCTGAATCGAGCCAATGCCCTGACCGCCCACCGGTGGTGGCGGGGGTGGTGCGGGCGGGGGCGGCGCCGGGGGCGGCGGTGCGGGCGGTGGCGGTGCGGGCGGCGGAGGAGGAGGTGGGGGCGGAGGTGGCGCTACGCCGGCAATGACAACGCTTACTGCGGCTTCCGCGCTGCGGTCTTGGCTGGAAACGCGAACCAAGAATGCGTCTGCGCCAGAAGCAGATACATTGGCCTGATAGAATAGGCTGCTGCCGTCAACAGTAGCTACGCCCTGCTGCGGCAGGGTGCTAAGGCTGGGGACTAGCGGCGTCCCATCCGGGTCGGCGCCGCCGCTCAAGATGTCTACGTTGATTGTGCCGCCGGGCGCGCAGGTTGTCCAGACAGGCGCAACCACAGGCGACCGATCGGCAATCGCGGCACTCTCGGTATTGCTCAGCCCGTAAGCCGATCGCGGGTTTGCTTGGCTCCGATAGAGGTGTCGGATCGCAGCCCCGCTAAGGGCGCGCCGGCAGACGAAGATTCGGCCAAAACTCCCGGCGATGCCGGCGCCATCGACGTTGGCGCCAAGGCGCAGGCCATGCCCGACGCTGACGGCCAGGGAACCGGTGGGCGGCGTGCCGGTGAGCAGGGTCGGAAGAAGCTCACCGTCTTTATACAGCTCGGGCTCATCGCCAAGGCCGGGACGGCCAACGAAGGCGATGAACTGCGGGGTGTTAAGCCCAACCGAGCCGGACGGACCCCAGGCCGTCACCGTCTGGCCGCCGACGGTATGGCTGACCGCCCACATGTTCACGCGACCGGAGGCCGCGGAAGATGTAGCGGCGTGGAAAACCGAGAGGCGCCCGGTGCCAGCTGTTGTGCCGCCGACGCGGATCCAGGAGCCCGTGGCGGCGATGCTCGTTGGCCTGAGCCAGCCGGCTATCGTCCACTCCGCAGCCCCGTCCAGCCACGTCGCATCGGCAATCTCGCCGTGCCCGGTCGTGGCCAGCGCCGCCGTCGGCATGCCCAGGATGGTGACGCCGGTCGTCGCGCCGACCATCGTCATATTGCGGCCGGCCCCCGAGACATCGGTGCCGGTCGGCATTTTCAGGACAGCGTGATAATCGCTCCAGACCCCTGCCGGATCGCTCTCGGAAGCGACCAACCCCGCTTTGCCGAGGTAGGCGAACAGATCAGTATTCGAGCGGGGATCGAGGGACGGAAGTTTCAGGTAGCCGGCGGCGCGGCCTGCCACCGGGTCGTACGTCTCGAGTTCATGGGACCTTTTGGCGCCCGTAGACGACTCGACCCGAAAGTCGAAGCCAAGATCGCTCGCAATCAGGCCGCCTTGCGCGACGCTGCGAAGATCGGCATGAACCTCGTCAAAACGAACAATAAGGTTGGTTTCCGGATCGAGGCCGCCCAGCGTCGCGCCCGCCATCCGTTGAGGCACGCGGTATACGTACCCGTTCGGGTAGGTGACCGGTCCCGGCGGAGGCGGCGGCGGAGGCGCCACGCCAGAGCCGCCCGCCGTTGGAAACAGGTGGAAGAACATACGGCGGGGCCAGCCTAAATCATGGTATTGCCCCAGACGAACAGCTTCGTCTCGAAAATCTGGACGGTCATGGCGCCGCCCTGAAAGGCGATCCGAAAAGCGGACGTCAGAGGCTCAAAAGAGCTGTCTGGGATCAGGCGAACGGTACCGGTTCCAACCTGGATTATCTGGCAGATGAATCCCTCGTCCAGGCCCTCGTCTGGATTCGCATCTCGGTTTGCAGAAAGAACGATCTCGGCCGCGCTCTCGCAGAAAACCTGGGCGCCATGGTGCTCATTCCACGTCAGCGCCCGAGTCGCTGTAACCTTGACCTGATGCGGAGCGGCTCGTATCACGCGGCGGTTGGCGAAATCCACGCCTGTAACCGTAGGCGCCCCGACCGGGGCGGTGCCGCCCGCTGGCTGGACCACGATCAGCTGATCGGGGTAGCTCGTGGTGTCGCGGGGAATATCGCCAATGCGGTCGGCGATGGAGCGAATAACGTCCTGAAAGTCTTCCTTCTTCAGCTCGACGCCAGTCTGCGGCCAGCCCTCGAGGGCTGCTTGGGCAAGGTCCTTCGGCATGGATCAGTTCCGGTCCACTGGCACGAGGCGAGTTCCGGTCTCGCTGTCGCCTACAGTGACTTTCGCGACCGTGCTGGAGCGGAGGATGTCGTCTTCCTGCGCCGTGGCGATGCCCGGCTCGTCGGAGACGCACAAGAGATCGCCGCCGTGCACCGGACCTTTGACGAGGCATTCGGTGGCACCGGCGCCGTATACCCGGAGGCGATGCTCGGGCAAAAACTGGGCGAACATGCCATACACCCGACGCGAGCCCGGCTGAGCCAGCCTCACTCGAGGGTGGTGATCGCCCGGCTCCAATCGCTCATCGGCCGTTTCCAGAACCATGCCGTACTGCAGGGGAGGAGGGAGACCATCAGCCCAGGCGCTATCATGCGCGAGAACCGCACCGACGAGGGAGACGGTCGTGCCGGCAACGGAGATCGAGCCTTCGGAGGTCCCGGCTTGCTGGAAGTCGATCAGCGTACCGTCGTTTGTCAGGCGATTCACTACGAGCGGCGTATCGCCCGAGACCGTGATCCATGTCTTCCCGGTCTCGTGCGCCTCAAACCCAGCCGTGCCCGGCGCGCTGGCTGTTTTGCTGCCGACGAGCAGCTTGTTGCCGGCAGCGACATAGAAGACGCCGGTATTGGAACCGATGACCGTGGTCGCTGCCCCGGCCGTTGTAGTCTCTATCGAGAACCGGGTGTCCACGGTGCTGGCGGATACGTCAGGAACCCACCATCGTATCTTCCCGGCGGTCACCTCCGCGCCCGAGTCGTCGAGAAACGTCCAGCGGACTACGCCGATGTCCATGTTGTCGACGGGGCTCGGGTTCGCCCGCAAGAGCCGCAATTCTGGACCGTCACCCACGCTCGAGTCCACGTCGCGGACGCGCAGCCGCCCAGACACGCCATCGAAACGGATCAGCTCTTCAGCATCGGCGACGAAGATGAGAATGTTCGGGCTGTTGTTGCTGTGGAGGTAGGAAGTGGAGTTGCTGGCGTCGCCAAAATACAGTCTGATCGCGTTCGCGATTCGCTGATGCTGTGTCCACGTCTGCGCGCGGTCGAGAAGAGCCGTGTACTTGCCCAGCAGGGGGATCGATACCGTCTTCTCGCCGGCCGGAAGGGTCCGCAGATCCGTTGTGTTGATGTCGTTCGCAAGCACCTGATTGCGCGCCAGCGTGTGCGTGCTGCCGACGAGCGTGTAGGTTCCGAGCCCGACCTCGCGAACACCGTTGGCATGCTCGATGGAGTAGGGAATGCCCGACGTGCCGGTGGTGTAGTGGTCGCCGAAGCGGCGGTAGCCTGGCTTGGAATCCAGAGTGACAGCACTCGTTCCCTCAGTGACCGTCGTCTCTATGATCAGATTGCCCGGTTCAGCAATCGGCATCTAAAGCCTCTCAAACACGGTCATGGTCATGGAGTACCGCTGAAAGCTGGGCTGGGTGATCGCCGGCAGTTCTTCGAGGGGACCGATGATGGTTTCGCGCGCAAGATTGCTTGCGTCAGGGTCGCGCATGATCATCACGTCGTCGCCCACAGAAGTGAGCCTCTGCAAAATCTCAGCGTGACTTTGCCGATCGGTTTCTGTTAGTGAGGGCATGGTGAGACGGACGCCACGCTGGATGCCGCGCTGCTCGACGTACACCTGTCCAGTCTCGGAAACGGACCGTACGCTCAGGTCTCGTGCCAGCGCCTGCCAGCCATACTCGTAGGAGCTGCGCGGCGACTGGAGCACGCGACCCGCCCACCAGCGGCCTGCTTGCAGATACGACAATGTCGCGTCGGTCAGGGTCAGCCGCAGGTAGCGGACGCTGACCGAACCCGTGAAGAGATGGACAAAGAGTCTGTAAGCAGGATCGATGGCCGGCGAGAGCGTGCCGCTGTCGTAGAGCAGACTGGACGACACCTCGGGGTTGGATGCGCTCGCCCGCACGCGGACAGTTCCGGCCGCCGACAGGTTGGTATTCGCCAGCGCCGTCCAGCCGGTGGTGTAAATACCGCCCAGGTCCGCGACGATGTCGGCCGTGGTTATGCCGGCGCTCGTGCGCCACAGGCGCGTGAGATGGGGCTTGGCCAGATTCGTCGCCGGCAGCGACGACAAGGCATTGGTAGCCGAGATCGTCAACGCGTTGGCGATGCGGTCGCGGTAGCCGATGGCGATTCTGGCCATATTTTGCTACGCTAGGGGTGAGGATTAGGAGAGAGCAGGATGGAGCTGAGCCGAGAAGAGAACCTTGAGTTTTTGCTTCTGGCAGAGCTGATCAAAAGCTGGCCCGATATGGATCCAATCCGCTGGCTTCCGAACGTCAGCGGCAAAGTCCTGGAGCAGGCCCGCGCCTTTCAGGCAGGAGTGCTGGAAACCCGCGAGGGATTTGAGAAAGCGATGGCCCGGCTCACCCAAACAGCACCAGCCGCTGAGGCTGAGGATTAGGAGAGAGTGATGTGGCTCTACTGCCCGCAGCCGGACGGTTCGTATCGGAAAGTTCGCTACACCGGAGGCCGTGCCGTCTTCTTCCACGACAAAGAGTCAGGCGTGTACTCAGAACGAGACTCTATGCTTGATGGAGTTCGAATCGTCACCCAAACAGCACCAGACGCGTCTCCCGCGTCCGGCCGTCTTCCTCGATCGAGGCAACCCTGAACGGTACCCCGGAGCCCAGGCCCAGCTTCGGCAGGCGAAGGATCACCGTCTGCCAAAGTTCGAGCTTGCCAAAGGCACCGTAGCAGCGGACCGAAAGCATCCGGCGGCCAAGCGAGTACAGCTCAAACAGCTCGGCCAAGACCGTGAGCGCCTGGGTCCGGATTGTGAGCAGCGACTCCAACACACCGGTCTTGTTGCCTGTCAGGTCTCCTGGATAGAGCGCCTTCAGCGTCGCATCCGCCGTCTCAACGTAGTCGGCCGTGTTTCGCAGGAAATTCCGCGTGTTGCCGCCGACGGAAGTGGCAATGTCAGTATCGTTCAAGGCCGCGTGACGTCTATTCCAGCCCACTCGCCACCGGGGCCACGGATACCGATAGGGAAGCTCCGTGACTTCAATGCCTGAGCCTTGCGCCAGCATGTCCTGGGTGATCGTCAGCACGCCGGCCTTGGTCGGTGGAGCCAGCTTGTTGACCGTCCACTGGCCAAGCCGGTTGCGCGAACAGAACATCAGCCCCGATCGCATTAGCTGCGTGATGACATCGCGGGAGGTCGACTGCCCGCCCAAAGGTAGGAAAATGCCCGCTGCCGGATCCGTGCCCTGAAGTATCTGGGCGCTGTCAATCTGCTCCACGGGCACATCGGCGAAATCGCGCAAGATCATCAGCGTCAACGCCTTGACCCCGCCGGCATAGGCCACCTCGGTTCGCGCGGTCCCGAAGCCGAAGCCGTCCGTGAAAATCGTTTCGTCGGTCCAAGGCTCCTGCCGCAACGAGGCGATGTAGCTGCCTCGCCCGCGACCATCGAGCGTCAGGCGCCCGGCTGGGATGCCGCCCAGACGAAAGCAGCCCTCCCGGTTGCACGTGGCGAACTGGCCGATTCTGATGATGGCGCCGGTCGCATCGGTATCTTCGTCGTCCGGATTCTCCTGGCGGAGGTTTTCCAGGTCGGCGTACGTTTCGACGTCCCAGACCTGCTCGAGCAGAACGCCCATATCTCGGAGGCGCTGCACAAGCAGCGCCGGCCCGGCGCCATGCCATTGATAAATCAGGCGTAAGGGGTCGAGCAGCACCGGCTCGGCGGCAAGAACTTGCCCCAACGCTACGGGCTTGGTCTGCCCCTGCAGCTCCGGCGTGCCGTCGAGCCCCCCTGATCCACCGTAAACCGCCCTCTGAATCGGCTGATCAAGCCTACGGTGGTCGGGCTGAAGAGAGAGGCGAACCTCGGTACCGGGGTAGCTGATGCCGCCGACAATCCCCTGCCACACGGTGCCGAACTCGAAGAGAGGCGGGCATTCGAGGTGGCCGTGATCGTCCTTCAGCGCCGCGCCGATCTTCAGCCGGACCGGGCGGCCGATGAAAGCATGCGTGCCGGCGTAGGCATCGAGGCCGCGATCGGTGTTCTCGAGAACCTGCTCGCTGATGAAAGTGTCGACCAGACCGCTCCAGGCGCCATTGCTGTCCACCTGAACATGGCGGGAGATCGTAAATCCCTCCCGCGCCCGCCCCTCGACAACGGTGTTGTCTGGATTGTCCTCCGGGGTTGTGACAAACCCGCGGCTGGCCCAGCGGAGCGTCTCCGTGACAGCCGACTGGGTCCGCTCCGGAGCCGAAATGCCCGCCAAACCGCTGTCGCGGACACCGGCTAAACCGCGCATGCTACCTCATTCCTCTCTGAGAGTCGGGCAGAGGTCAGGACGCGCTGTGCGACTTGAGAATCGTCATCTGCGGCTTGATCGTGCCAGCAAGAGTAGGCACCGGCTCGATGTTGTACATATAATCAACACCAGTGGTGCTATTGTACCACCAGGGGCCGCCTGCCCAGTATATGGGGCTTATCCAGACATCCCGGTTCGCATCCATGTAATCGAGTATGGCCTCTCCCTCGACATTGCCTTCTGGGCTGGCCCAGCCGACCTCGCCAAGGATTGCTCGCCGACCCAAGGCCCGACACCAGTTGGTAAAGTTTACCAGCCGCGTGCTACCGGCCCCGGCAGTGGCTGTTCGCGAAGTGCCCGAGCTGTCCGGGTCAAGATACTGATGGACCTCATAGCAGAAGTTGCCGACGCTATCGACCACTTCACCCATGACTGCAGCGTTGTTATTCAACCAGCTATGCGCGCCAGTCCAATCCGTACCCGGAACAACTATGAGATGATCAGCGCCTTCAGCCCGGATAGCCGCGATTGCAGCGTTGGCCGCGACCAGCCAGTCCGCGGCCGAGATGCCGTCAGGCTGCGTGACCGCCTTTGGCTCGTTGATCAACCCGTAGATAACATTGAGATTGGACTTCGTGGCCGCAGCCAGGTCAGTCCAGTACTCGACAAACTGCGTCCTTGCCGTGCTGTTGCTTACCGGCACTCCATCTATCTTGCCGTACTCATGTGGATCCAGCAGGCTGTAGCAGCCCTTGCTGGTGATGTAATTCGCCAGAGACACCAGCGTGGCAATGCCGGTTGGCAGTATTCTGTGGAACAGGAATGGAATGCGGAATATCTTTATGCCCTGGCCGACATAATAGTCGACTTCGGCATTGGTTGGCCAAGTGTAATGCGTTCCAAGAACGTCCCCAACACCGTCGCCAAACTCGGCGCCGGCCAAGTTGACGCCCAACATCCAGGGGGCGCTACTCGCTTGTAGCAAGACCGGGGGCGGGGGTGGGGGTGCGACCGCCCCACGCTGATACCCCTGAAGCCCCAGCAGCTTCAGGTAAGGTCTCCCATCAGCACCCAGGTGTCCGTTGCCACCTTCCACAGGGTGGCGCCGGAATACTGAACTCGGATCGACAGGGCACGATCGGACGCCTTCTGGATCGTGACGCCTGTTCCCGCTGCTATGACAAAAGCGCCGGTCCCGTAGCGGACCAGGTTGATCGTCTGATTCACAGGAAAGGCAACGGTGCCGTTGGGCGGCACGGTGCCGGTCACGCTGGATGCGGAGTTCGAGCGGGTGATTTTGGAAGTCGAGGCGTCGGCAAGCGCAAACGTGAAATTGGCCGTTTTGTCGTTCGGCGCGGCCTGGGTAACCACATCCTGAACGAAAGCCGTGGTGGCGACCGAGGTATCGTCATCGGTAAAGCTCGGCGTCGGCGCCGTTGGGTTGCCAGTGAAGGTCGGCGAGGCGAGCGGCGCCTTGGCGTTTACCTCGAGCTCGATATTGTCAAAATTCGTGTCGTGCTGCGCTGTGCTCAGCGGCGCGCCGTTTGGCACGCGCTTGGATAGGGCCAGAACCATGGAATTACGCCTCCAAGACTGCTCGGATGGCGTTCAGCCGGGTTTTGACCGCGGTATTGCTCTCGGCCGCATCCATGGCGTCAAAGAGTGCCGCCAGAAATTCCTTAAAGGCGGCGTCGTACTGCACGACCACCTGCTGTCTGGTAACCTTGCCATCGACGTCCACGCTAAGCTGCGTCTGAATGGCCAGCATGTCCTGCAGCCCTTGACGCAGCCACGTTTTGGCGGTCGCGAGCGGACCGCGCGGTATTGGCATTACCAAAGCTCCAGGATGTGACCGGCCCAGTGGTCAAAGGCGGTCGCAGAGGTGACGGTGGGGCCGTCCGTGGCGCCAGCTGTCCCGCCGACCTTGGTGAACAGCGCCGCCGAAGCGTCGGACCCGGGATTCGGACCGTTGTCGCTCTCGCCGAGCTTCGTCCAACCCGTAGCGGAATACGGGTCGCAAGCCCCGCTGATCGCGCCGCCAATGGCCAGGAGCCGCCGACCGGTTCCGGCCAGCGTCTTCGTGGGCGAAATCGATGTCGTCCCGGCGGTTGTCGATCGAACCGGCGTTCCGGCAGAAACGCCACCCGTCCAGGAGACCAGGTCGGTCACGAAGAGAATAATGTTGCCGAGCGAGGAAGCGGAACCATCGACGACCACATCCTGCGCTGAGCCTGTCGGAACGCCTGAGGCGGTCCCGCCCCAGACCCAGGATTGACCATTCGCCGAGCCGAAGGCTGAGCCCTGGGCGGTTATTGTCACGCCGCCCACGGTGACGGCGTCCATAGCCGGCGGGGTGGCCTGCACACGCCCGATCATCAGGACCGCAACGCTCCCGGTCGTGCTTGTGTGCGCAGCGCTCCAGGTTTCGGCCGTGATGAACGTGGAGACGGTGAGAGTGGTGACAGTCCCAATCGTTACGGCCACCGTGGACGTCCGGCCGCCGAATAACCCCATCGGGATCACGTCAAATCACCGAGCAAGACCCAAGTGTCGGTGGCTTGTTTCCAAAGTGTGCCGCCGGAGTGCTGGGCACGGAGAGACAAGGACCGGTCGGACGGCTTGTTAATCGTCACCCCCGCACCGGCCGCAATGACGAAGGCGCCGGCGCCCGATCGATACAGATCAAGGCGCTGGCCAATTGGAAAGGCGACACTGCTGTTTGGCGGCACAGTGCCGGTGACAGAGCTGGCCGAGTTCGACCGGGTGAGCTTCGGCGTCGCCCCATCGGCGAGAGCGAAAGTGAAGTCGACCGTCTTGGCGTTGTCAGCCTGCTGGGTGACCGAATCGTTGACCGCGGCCATGGTCGCGATCTGCGTCGTGTCGGTGCCGAGCGCTGCGCTGGGGGCGGCAGGCGTCCCGGTCAGGGTCGGGCTGGCAATCGGGGCCTTCAGATCAAGAGCGGTCTGCTGGGCGGTAGAAACCGGCTTTGCTGTGTCGGCCGTGTTATCTACACTGCCCAGGCCGACCATTGATTTGGTGATGCCCGAAACAGTGCCGGTAAAGGTAGGCGATGCGAGTGGCGCCCGGAGCGTGATCTCGTCTACGTTTCCGTCGTGCTCGGCGGCGGTAAGGGCTGAGCCCTTGACGAGCCTCTTGGTCAGCGTCATTCGAAAATTCCCGCCTCGAACACACCCGCCTCGAAGACGGTTCCGATTACTGCCGAGCCCTCATAGACGCCGGAGGCATAGACCTCGGTCGCATAGACGCCGGTCCCTGCGGGCGGCTCTTCGACAGGGGCCTGGCCCTCGCGCCAGTAGGTGATTTCCTTCAGCCACACGCTCTGTGTCGCTGGAGGAACTCCGTCGCCCCACTGGTCGCTGAACATCGCGCCGCGAACGCCGTAGGTACCGTCGAGCGAGTAGACTGCGTCGCGCTCTTCGGCCCAGAGCGTGCCGTTGATCCACACGCGGGCGATGCCGTCTGCCACGCCCGGCGTGTTCATTTTGACCTCGTAGTCGAGATGAACCCACTGCCCGCGCGGCCAGACACCGGTATTGGGGCCGATGTTCCGGCCCTCCATATCGCCGTCCGGAAGACGGGGCTCCCGGCGATTGAACGAGTAGCTGTAGAGACGGCAGCGAGCGTCAAACTGATCCGGACTCGTGGCGGTACCATTCGACCACGAATTGCGTATGCTGACGCCCTGCTGAAGCTCAGGCGGGGTGCCGCCAGTGCTCAGGTCGCGGTCGCCGATAATGAGCCCAACGCCCAGCTTTCCGCCCGTCAGCGCGGTCGACGGGTTGCCCCAGTCGAAGGTGGACGCCCACCAAACCCGGCAGGACAAGCCCACAGCATGAAGACCGGGGCTGCCGAATGTGTTCAGAGTGAAGTTGACATCCTGCGTCGCGACGCCGGACGTATACGTGTACCGCAGGCAGAGAGGGGACCCATCAGGAGCGCTGGCAATGGAGGCGCGGTTTTGCGTGTCCAGGAACTCTGCATCATGCAGGGAAGGGTACCGGGCCGGCGTGATGACGTTCTTTGCAAGAAGCCCACTGTCAGAGGTGGTGAGATCACTGAGCACCGGCGTGCCGTACCATCCCGTGCGCGCGCGCGGGGGCAGGGGGGCCGGAAGAATCGGACCAGCCACTCCGGTAGACCGCACGGCGAGCTGGCTGTCGAAATACTCGTCATTGCCTGCCGCCACCGCGCCGAGGGCTTCAGGGATACTGTAAAAATTCGTGCCGGAGAAACCTCCGGTGGCCAGCGTGAGGCTGACGGCATCGACTTCCAGCAGATAGACGAGACTGGCGCTCTGCTTCTCCAGTTCGACCAGCCATCGGGGCGACGGCGCCAGTGTGTGGGCCGCTACCCCGGCTAGGCCGGTATCGAGCGTGCCGGCGAGACCTTGCACTAAGCAGCCTGTGACAGCGGCGAGCCCGCCTTCGTTGCCTTGATCGCTCTCTCGAGCCGCTCGTTCGCTTCGAGGAGCCGCTTGAAGCCGTCCACCAGCGTTCGGACAGTTTCAGCGCCCGTCCGGGCAACCTCGGCCGGGATGCTTTTCATCACCTCAAATTCACGATCCCTGTAGCGCTGCGTCACCTGCTCGTTCCCTCGGGTTACCTCTTCCAAGATCTTCCGGAACTCGGGACCGCTGGCACCGTACTGGCGAGCCAACTGGATAAGCTGCTGGCTGACGCCTGGCAGGGCCTGCGCAGCTCCGACGTCATCCCTGTTGAGAGCACGGGCGAGCGTGGACCGGTACTCACGCAAACCACTGTTGATGCTTGCCTGCGGCGCCGCAATGCCCTGCAGGCCGCCGAAAGCGCTCGTGCTCTGACGCAGGGGCTCGAGGATGCCCCTGAAGAAGTTGCGAATGTTGTCGGCCTGGCCGAGAAGAGCCTCGCGCGACTGCTCGCGGCGCTGCTCGACCATGTCCGCCTCGGCTCGCCTGCGGGCGGCCGCCAGATCGATTTCCGAGATGCCCAAGTCCCGGGCGTTTTCGTTGGCCGCCCTAAAGGCGTCGCGCAGATTGAGGATTTCGCTGGCAAGCGGATCAATCTCGCCCATCATCACGCGCAGATCGGTCGAGAAACGGGTGCTCAGCAGGGCTCGCTCTTCGTCCCGGGCCTCGTTCAGCCTTTCGATGCTCAGACCAAGATCGATGGCATGCTTCCTCGCTTCGTCGAAGCGGGCATTCAGCTCAAGCATCGCCTCATCGAAGCTGCCGAAATCTCCCGTCGCCCGCTTCACGATGCGCTCCGAGTTCGCCCGGAGAAGAGCTCGCTCCCGGTTGCGGGCATCGTTCAGATCGTTGGTGCTCTTGCCGAGGTCGATCGCGAGTTTCTTGGCTTCCTCGTACGTCCTGTTGAGCTTGAGAAGCTCCTGTTGATACGGGCCAAGCTCGCCGGTCAGGCCACCGATGCGATATTCGGCGTCCTCAAGGAGCTTGCCCCTCGCCTGGTCGCGAGCATAGTTCAGGTCCTTGGTGCTCATGCCAAGGTCGATGGCCAGCTTTTTCGCCTCTTCGTAGGTATCGTTGAGGCTCTTGAGCGCCTGCTGGTACTCTCCGAGTTGCCCGGTGAGAGCTCCGACCCGATACTCGGCGTCCTCACGGATCTTGGCCCGCTCCTGGTCGCGAGCATAATTCAAGTCCTTGGTGCTCATACCAAGGTCGATGGCTGCTTTTTTGGCTTCCTCGTAGGTGGCGCTGAGGGCGACAAGCGCCTGGCGGTATTCGCCAGCGTTGCCGGTCAGCACATCGATCCGATGCCGCGCCTCTTCCTTGAGCTGATGGATCTGTTCGTCCTGCACGGCCTCAAGCTTGCGGGTGCTGAGGCCCAGCTCCTCGGCCCGCATCTGCAGCGCGGCGAATTGATCGGTGATCGCCTGGATCGAGCGGCCGAGATCGCCGCCGCCCCGCGTCAGGCGGTCGAACTCCTTTCCGAACTCCAGATCCGCCTGGAGCTGCTGGGCCGAGGCCGCCTTCGTATTCTCCAGGATCGTTGCAGTGGTTCCGCCGCCCGGAAACCGCGTGCCCTGGTCGGCAAGCATGCCAATGGCGGCTGCGATTGCGTCTTCAATCGAGCTATAGCTCTTACCGGCAACGCTAATGCCGGAATTGTTGCCCGACTTGATCCTCAGGCCGAAGTCGGCAGAGAGCTGCCCGCCAACCAATGTGATGACTTTGGACGCTTTCTGCAGCTCGGCGATGATTGCATCGACCTTGCTGATGTTTTGCGGGTCCTGGGGGGTCTCGGAGTAGGTGACGCCCTTCTTTGCGTTCCAATAACGGCCGAAATTGTTATCGCCGCTATTGTCGTCTCCACCGCCGAACATGCCGCCGAACAGACCGCCGCCGACGCTGCCGAGCAGGCCACCTATCGCCGTGCCGATGCCGGGGAGGATGGCAGTACCGATCGCAGCACCCGCCGCACCGCCGAGAGCACCACCCGTGCCGGCATAGCTGTTCGGTCGGCCCATGAGGGCGCCGCCGACGCTGCCGATCATGCCACCAGCAGCCGCTCCGGCCAGACCGGCGTTGAGCGGGCTTGCCGTCGTCCACTTGCCGAGCGCGCCTACCTGGCCCATGAGGCCGCCGCCGGTTCCACCTTGAGATACCGGGAGCGCGGCCTGCTGAAGCTGGGCGCTAAGGGTGCTTACGGCGGCATTGATCGGCGCCGACAGCAGCGTGCCGGCCAGATTTGCCCCTATATTCTGGATGCCTTCGGTGAACCGTTCCGCGAAGGCCTTCCCGCTCAGCTCGCCGCTGCGGGTGAAATCCAAAACGGTGCTGCTGGCAACACTGGAGATGGTGCTGGTCAGATCCTTGAACGGCTGCTCGAATACGTCGCGAAACGCCTCGGCCGAACGCTTTGCAGCGTCCTCCATGGACTTGACGGTCCTGTCATTGGCCTCATCGCGAGTCCGAGCCTCGATTGTGAGCTTTTTCAGCTCCTCACGATCTTTTTCGGCTAGACCAACGCCCTTCTCGCGAAGCTCGTTCTCGACCTCAATCTCGATCCTTCGCTGCCTGTAGACTTCAAGCCCCTCCTTCAGGGCTTCAGACAGCTTCTTCTCCTGATCAACAGAACGCCTGGTGTCGGCTATAGCATCCAGGCCCTTGGCCGCAGCGTCCGCCGCCTTGCCCTGCTCGTAGAGGGAGATGTTCTGGCGCAGTATTTCCGCACGCTTCGTCGGATTCGTTATGCCTTTGAGCTTCTCCTCGATCTGGCTGAGCGCTTTGACGCGCTCCTGAAGGCCCTCGAAGGAAATCGCCTGGTCGCCGCGCGCCCGTGCGTCGTTGTAGGCGCCTTCAAGCGCGGCCTTGGTCACGTCGTCGGTGATAGGGCGCTGACCAAGCCCAGCGGCGAGGCGCTCCTGTAGCTTGGTGGCGGCGGTCACATCCTCGCGGGCATTCAGCTCCGCCTTCAGACTGGCCTCCAGCTCCTTAGCGGCGACGCTCTCGTCAATCCTTTTCTTGATCGAAGCGTCCTGGACGTTCAGGCCCGCTCGGCGGAACTCATTCTCTTCCTTCAAGTAGCGTAGCGCGTGCTCGGTCTCCTGGGCCGTGCCCCGAATGGCCTCGGCTTCGCGGCGCGTTGCCTCGGCCTCCTCTTTCTTGCGCTCGAGAAACTCGGTCTGGCGCCCCGCCGTCGTGGCCGCCTTGTTGGCTTCCTGAATGGCCTTGGCTTGATCGTACTTAGCCAGAGCTATGCGCTTGGCATCCTGCACCTGCTGCTCGGTAGCGCCCTCCTGGGCGCGCATGGAGGCGGCGGCCTGCTCTCCTGCCCTAGTCCGCTCATTGATGGAAAACGTCAGCTCTTTTTCTGCGGCAGCCAATCGGTGCTGAATGGCGATGGTCTTGTTCGATAGCTCCTGGGCTTCTTTATCCCGAGATTCTGCCCGAAGGGCAGCCTCAGCACCTACTCTTGCCTCTTGCCGCTCCTCCGGAGGGAGCTTGTCGATCTGGAACTTGCCGATGTGCTGCTCGACGTACCGGTCTTCAGCGGTGAGGGCCTGACTCCTGGCCAGCGTCTCCGCCATGGCCTTGCCGTAAGCCTCGGCGGCAGACGTGGCGTCAGCCATCGCCTTAGCCTGGTTGACGACAGCAAGAGCAGCAGCATTGGTTGGATCGACCAAAAGGGTCTGACGAGCCTCGACCAACTCGATCTGTTTGGCGAGTATCTCAGCCTTCTCGGCAGGCTGCGCAAAGGCCTCCGAAAGCTCGCTCGCGAGTGTCTCAATGCCCGGCACATCGGCCAGGCCCTGCATCGCGGCGCGGAACTCGGCGGGACTGGAATCCCCCGTCATAAAGAGACGGATTTCCTCCTGAACCGTCCTCAACGCATCCCTGAAGCGCTCCAAGGCCTCCTCTTGGCTGCCCAGCGCCGGGCTATCTATGCCAGAGCCAAACTCGCGGGCGGCCTTCTGGAGCGTGCCCGCGGACGCAAAACGGACATTGGGTATGTCGGCAGCAGCGAAGCTGGCCGTATCCCGCATTTGATCCCGCAGCGATTCAAGCTCATCACGCTGCTGCTTTAGGGTGTCGGTTAAGCGCGATCCTGTAAGAAGCTCCTGCTCACGGCTGAGCCGCTGCAACGACGCTGTAAACTCGTCGGCTGACCCGGTCGAAACCTTGAAGGCGTCAAAGAGCCCCCTTAAAGCGTCTTCCTGCTCCGCAGTCTTCTTGGCGGCAGCTTCCGACGCGTTGCCAAAGAGGCCCATGCTGGCTGCCAGCCCGCCGACAGCCGCGGCGGCAATGCCGGCGGCGATGCCGAGCGGCCCGAAATTGAACGCCGAAAGCAGCTGCGGCACCTGCTGGGCAGCTGCCTGCATCACGCTGGTACCGGACGAAATCTGGACAACAATGTCCTGGATTTGCGCCCCGGCGTTGCTGAACTGCTGTGCGGACTGCCGCGCCGCCTTGGTCGACTCCGTCGTTACTTCTTTTAGACCGGCGGACGCCTTCTTCGACCCGACTCCGAGCCGTTCCAGTGCCTCCTCGCCGTCCGTGCCGAGCTTTTTCAGCGCGCGAATCGCCTCTTCGGCGTTTCGGATCGCCACCCGAAGTGTGATATCGCGTTCGGCCATCGGAGACTCGTGCGTTATGTCACTGACGGCCGAGCCGATGCCATGGCATCAGGCTCTGCGAGCAAAGGGAACGGAAAATGCGACGTTCAATCGTTCTACTACTGGCGCTTACCGCCTGCGCCGCCCCGCCGGAAAACTGGACCAAGCCAGGCGGAACAGCCGTGATGCTGGAGCAGGACAATAAGCAATGCGGCTATGAAGCCATGGTCGCGGTCGCACCCATGAACGCGGATTGGGCGTATAAAGGTGGCTACGCTGCTGAGCTGGGCAGACAGTGCATGCAAGCCCGAGGCTGGGCCAAGTCCTAGCCCCGCCGCGGCATCCGCTCGTTGATGAGCCCGGCAGCAGCGCTCATCTCATTGAAACAGGCTATCAATCCAGCCGGCTGCTGAGCATACCCGCCGCTGAACGGCAGGTGCCCCGACGACATCTCGTTCCCGCGGCAGGCCATCCAGAGCGACAGGATCGTTCGCTCCGTCTCGTCCAGCATGTTGGCGGGATGCACACGCAACCTCGGGAACCCCAGCCACCCCAGGGCGAACCATCGACCATCGCCGGTCAGTGGCTGTTCTCGGGTTGCGTGTTCTCGTCCCCTGAAGGCGTCTGGCCGGGTAGCGGCAAGAACGCCGAGTCGGAGTTTCCCATTAGTAGCTCAGGGGGGTCCACCAAGAGTTCGACCTGATCGCCGATCAGCACCATGTGGGCGCTGGGGATCAGGTTCATCAGCTCGTCCGGCACGCCTGAGATCGTGCGCCGGAAAGGCGGCAGGCCTTTGCCCTCCCAGTCGCCCAGGAACATCTGCGCGGCGGCAATGCCCGCATATTCACGATAAGACGCGCGATCCGCCTGCATGTTGGCGTAGGTCAGCGACGCTGCCGTGATCTGCGTCTCGATGCCAGTCACGAGCTCCGGCGGAACTAGTGCCTTGGTCAGAGCAGCACTGTTTTCATCGCTACGCTCGTCGCGCCAGGCAGCGACGGCAGTCTCAATGCCGGCGATATACCCGTCGATGGCCTCGAGGAACTGAGCCCCGGTTGGATCGTCGCCCAGAAAGCGTTCGACCTCGCGACGGAGAGCCATCGCGAGGTCGAGCTGACCCCAGCGCCTGCCGCCAAGCGCCGCCACAGAATGGCGCCACCGCGGCTTCTCCAGAAAGGTTGGGTTCCTCACCCAGTAGATGCGGCCAGAGCGGGGCGGCTCAACCGCAACCCGCTCCCCAGGGGCGTAGAGGACGCCATTCAGCTTGCTTGTCATGGCTGAACGGCTCCGAGCCCGAGCTTCCGCAGCGCGGATTCCCCTTCCTCGGCCAGAAGGCGCAAAGCCTGGATGGCGGCCTGTGCGTTACGGACCACCACGCGTATCTTCACCACTGTCATGCGGCCGGGCTCTTCTCTCCCTTGGCCTTGGGCGCAGCGAACTCTTCCTTCGGGGAATCCGCGTCCCACACCACCTGGGTGGAGCCGTCCGTCTGAAGCTGGGTAACCAGGCCGTGATCCTGGCTAAGCCACCGCTCCTCGCGGTCCTTGCCTTTGCCAGCCATGTATTCGCGGGCAGAGCCCTCGTCATTGGCGCGCAGAATGAGGTCCCGGCCGAGGCCGGTTACACGAAATAGAGGCATGTTGGCTCACCACAGATAGAGGAGGAGACCAGAGTCGACATCGCCGGCCCTGAAGGGAACAGTGTCGTGGATGAAACCGTCCTGCGCCGCCTGACTGACGCCCGAGAAGACAGCCTTCTCGATGTAAACCGCGACGCGATTACCAGCGACACTGCCGTAGAGGGCGGTGAGGCCGTACTGCGTCTGATTCAGCCAGCTGGTGAACACATCCAGCTCGCTTTCGAGTAACATCGGGAAGCGGAAACTGCCGGCGACACGACGACCGGTGATGCCGGCAAGGCCCCGGCCGTAGGAGGCATTCGGATCCGGCTCGACCGTGACGCGATTGCCGGTGTCGAAGGTCAGCTCGTTCAGTGGCAGCTTTGTATTGCCGAAATAGACCTGACCAGCGAGAAACCCGGGCGCCGCCTTGTTGAGGAATGTGGCTGCACCCGGATGCGTCACGTCGGAACGGCCAGAAATGCCGCCTTGCAACTCGAAGGTGAGCTGGCCGGAACGGTTGGGAGCCAAGCTCAGCCGCATGTTTCCGCAGGCGCCGACCAGTTTGGCCAGCTTGCTGTTGCCGCCGTCGTTGCGATGGAAATAGTGGTAGACAGTAACCAGTGGCAGGGTCGTGGACTGCAGTTTGAACAGATTGCCCTTGCGAATGGCATAGGCAGAAGTCGCATCGGGAACGACATTGCTCGTTACCGAGGCCCAGCTGGGCGAGACTGTCGCGACTTTCGTCGAGCCAACGTACCCTGTAATTATTCTAGGGCCGTTAGCAGCTCCAGTGCCGCCAGTAAGCTGGATGATCTGTCCGCGATAGAAGTTGTCCACCGCCGAAGCACCGCCGGCCAGCGTGATCGTGCTAGCACCGCCCGCTGTGGCCGTCCCGGTCACGTCCGTCGCGAAAGCGGTCGGCGCGAAGCCCGCGCACTCCATCAGCGGCGTGTAGTCTGGCGCCGTACCGGCCGTGCCAGAGCCCTTCAGGTTGACGACGGTCGTGAACGACCGGGTGCCACCGGCAGGAACACCCTGCGGATCATCGAGCGTGCCGCCAACCTCGTTGGTCTCGAAGTTCTCGGCATTCAGCGTGCTGTCCGGAGCCTCGGCCCAGAGAGCGTTGGACCCAACCGTGGGCGCCGCATCGGTGCCCGGCGTGGTCTCCTTCTTCACCAGGACGAGCTGGTTACGTTCGGCATAATAGGACATGGCAGCCCGTCCTTATCGAGACGATCAGGGTGGTTGGGATGGCGCTGGACGGCGCCTGGATGATCAGAGCGAGTAGGGGTCGGTCTCGGACTCGATCCGAGTGGCCTCGAAAGTCATCGTTTGCGCGATGGTCGGCAGATCATCTTCCGCTTCCGAGAGCGGAACGGGTTCGTTGCATCCCGAATACAGAAGGGATAGTACCTTACCCGACAGATACGGATCGGCGCCCAGCGCGGCGCGGACCTTGGCATTCCAGTCGGTGAGAAGCGTGCCGAGGTCGGCATCGGTCGCGGTGCGGACGATCACTACCACGCCGATATCGGTCATCATGGTGAGCGCGCCCGACATGGCATCGATGCGGTGCTCTCCGCCGTCGATCTGAATGAGCGCCGGCAACTTCGTGTAATCGAGCCGATAGGTCGGCATCCGGGCAATGAGCCCGGCTCCTGGAATGGTCCCCAAGCGCGCGAAAAACGCGGCCAGAACCTCTTCGCGCTTGGATGTTGGCACTAACCGAAGACCTTGCGGCGGCCGAGCGATAGGAAGAAGAGCAAGGGAAGCCTCTGCTCCGCGAACTCTCGGATCACGGAAAACTCAAACCGCTTCGGTATCTGACTCTGTTTTACCAGAAGGAAGATCGGGGCAATTTGCGACTCAAGTCTGCCGCGGTAGCCGGCACGATTGGACTTCACGAGGCGACGACCGGTCCCACTTCCACGCTTAAGACCCTTCGCGTCGGGGCGACGAATCGCCAGCAGCGTATGGCCGGCGCGGGAGCGGATCCGGAACAGCTTCTGCCCGGTGACGCGCTCGAAGATGCGCGGCGTTACACGCCGTTGCGCCATGCGGCCATCTGTGAACTGGCCACTATCCCACCAGCTCGTGCCGCTGTCCTTGAGCGGGATCGCCAGTGCTGTCGCCGCCCTCGGCCGAACGGTGGCGCCATAGGCAAAAGCGGCCAGCACATTTTCGCTGCGATTCCACCATCGGCTATACAGCCAGCCGACGATGGGCTTGTCCTGCTTCGGATAATACTTGTCGGTAACGGTGTTGCCGGCTCGCCGACTAAGCGCAGCCGACACCATCTCGCGGGCGCGGAACTTGGCGCTGGCCGTCGTTTCGGTAACCGCCTCGTCGGCGCCTTCGCGAATGGCCGAGCCCATCCGCTCCATCTCGCGGGCGAGATGGGTTTCGACCGTGACCGAAATGTCCATCAGGCAATACGCGAAAGCGGCAGGAGCCAGAGAATGCCACGCGTGTCGGCATCGCGCGGATCCCGCACGCTATACGTCATGTCATTGTAAAGCAGTTCGGCACCCTTCACGGGAGCAGGCAGTTCAGTCTTGCGGACCTTGACATGCAGCCCCTGCCTGGCAACTACCTGCCCGCCAAGATCAGCTTCATAATCCGGATTATCCACCAGGACGGTGATAGTCTCTGCCCATCCGTCGGGAGGCGTGTATTCCGCCTGCTCACCCGCCTGCGCAAAGAGCGCTTCGTACATGGCGACGAGGTGCTCGCGCATACCGCCTTAGCCGCGTGGCGCGCCGCGCATCGGCATGCAGTAGACCGAGCCGGTAGCAGTCGATGCCGCCCGCAGCGAAATCGTGCGGTCGGTGCTTTGCAGTAAGAACGTATCTTCCGCACCGGACGCGAGCGGTGTCGAGGTCCCGTCATCGGTGGCGGAACCATCGTCGGTGCGGACGAAAACGAGAACGTTGGTCAAGTTGAAGAGTTTGACCGCACCCGCGTCGGCGAACGCAGAACTTCTGCTGCCGCCGGTCACTGGCGTGATCTTCTGACCTTCCTCCCAATTCTCGACAAAAAGTGGGAGGTTGCCGCCACTTTGAGACGTGACGGCTTCCACGTAATTCGTTCGCGCCATAATCTAGTCCAAGGATGCGGCCGAGCCCCCTTGCGGAAAGGCCCGGCCGTCGATCAGGTCAGCTTTGCGAAGGCAACGGTGCGCGGACGGCTGTTGAAGTTGACCGGGTTTGTCTGCGCCTCGAGATGCCGCAGAACATTCCGGCCGCCGTCGTCCCACTGCTTCGCATAGCGAGGCAGGCCCAGAGTATTCACCGTCTCCATGTACGGAGCCGGCGCATACCAGGTCTGGAACAGGTTCGGCACTCCGAGCGGGAAGAAGATCGCCTCGTCATCAGCGACGAACTTCTGTCCGTTCACATCGCCCGGATACTCCTCCAGGGTCACGCCGAAGGCATTCACCGCGATGCTTGCACCTGGATCCGTGCTGACCGCCTGCTGGCGGAGCTGCGCAGCATCCGTCCCGCCGAACGTCGAGATGTACTGCGGGTGGGCCAGCAGGGCCTCCATGAAGGCGTAACCGCAGAACCCGTGAACGCGGGTGAACAGCACGCCGCCAAGCTCGGTCCTGATCTGGCGGATGATCGTGTTAAAGCTGGCCCGCAGCGCGCCACTGGCAGGGCTCGCGTTGGCCAGGTCCATATCGATCACGGTCTGCGCGGTCTGACCGTGGATGGTGTAGAAGTCGTGAACGACCGACACGCCATCCGAGTCGTAGACCCGGCCCTTCAGGGCACCCATGCGGTGCCACTCGAGCGTCATGTCCAGGTGCTGGGACATGCTGTCGAGACGATCGCGGACCAAGCCCTCGATCGTCATGACCTCGGTTTCCGAGCCGAAGGCCCGGACCCCCTGCACCTCGTCCGCATGCACCGCGTCCTGCAACGCGATGTGCGGAGCGGCGACGCTGATCAGCTCGCGCCGGTCACGCGGCTGGGTAGGCGGCACGCCGTTACGAGGCGAGGTCGGCACCAGCATCAGGGTCTGGCCGACGCGCTCGATCATGGCCGACAACGTGGTCATCCCACGCTCTCGGAACAGACCGAGCTGGCCGATCCGACCGGGCCGGAAGGGCACGTTGTTGATGGTCTGCGTCAGCGAGGAAATGCTGAACGCATCGTTGTTCATGATGTCGAGCGTCGGCATCGTGGGGCTCCTTAGTCCGGGATGATGCCGAGCGCGCGGAGGCCGGTCTTGGCGGTCTCCTTGTTCGCTGCGGTGAGACCGGATTTGTACATGAGGTGACGAGCATTGACGGTCGCGTCGCGAACCACGGCAGCGGACCGCTTCGCCCCGGCAGAGGCGTCGCAGTAGTCGATAATAATGCCGCCGACAGTCTCGGACCCATCCGAGTTGGCAGGGTCCCAGGCCTTGGCAGCGCCACGCGCGACCGGAAAGGCCAGCTTGTCACCAGCCGTCCAGTCCGCGGCACCATCGGCAATGGTAATGTCGATGCCGCCGTTCGTGAAGCGAGTGCCGACAGCGCCGGTCCCGACAAGAGCCCCGTCAGGCGCGCGCACAGTAAATGCGGCCGTGGCGCCCGTGGTCGTGAAGACCACCGAGTAGTTGCCGACACGGGCGCCAGCCCCAATACCGTGAACGGTAATGGCGCCGTTGCCCACGTTACCGGAGGCAGCGGTCGGCGCATTCAACGCCGTCAGAAAGCCGATTACCGTGCCGGGCTGGAGCGTCTGCCCCGTTGCGACGACGATATTCTCTCGGCTGCGAAACTCGTTGGCGAGGCTCAAAAGGAACTCGCCCGAGTGCATACCCTCTGTGAGCGGCATATTCTCTGCCCCTCCTTATGCGCGGTCAGGGAAGACGGCGCCGGGCGGCTGCCCCGGCACGGCGGGATCGCGGACAACGCCGTCGCGCTCGGCCTGCGCCTGAGCCTCGGCGTCCTCAGGCTTCGGGCTGTCCTGGAAGCCCGATCGATCCATGACGGACGACGGGTCGGGCTCCTGCTTGGCGTCGCGCGGATCGCGCTCCGCCTCGGCCTTCTTCAGCTCTTCCTTCTGCTGGACGCCCTGCTCGAGAGCGCGCTGCTCCCGCTCGGCGTCCGCCTTCCGCGCTTCCTCAGCCGGATCCGGCTGATTTGGCACGTCGTCTTCCT